GTTATAGACCCAACTACGGGGATGTATAACTATCTGATTAACAAAGACGTTAACTTTATGCGTCAAGCCTACCCTTATGCAACCAATAATGGTACAACCTATCAAGGAACTCCGGGCGGTACGCCTAAGTATTACGCCTTATTTGGCTCGCAGTATTCCGATGTAAATGAAATGACTTTAATGGTAGCCCCTGCACCAGACCAAGCTTACCCAATAGAAATGCACTATTACTACTACCCACCTACTATTGTGCAGGGTCAGATTAATGGTACTAATATCAGTAATGCAGGTACGCTATATACCAACGGTGTATACCAAAATGTTTCATTAACAGGAGGCTCAGGAGCAAATGCTACAGCTAATATCGTCATTAGTGGTGGAATTGTCACTAGTTGTAATATTACTTTTGGTGGTAATTTCTATGTTGTAGGGGATGTGCTTTCCTGCTCATCTTTAGGTTCTACTGGTTCTGGTTTTCAATTAACTGTATCTAGCGTATCTAATGCTACAGGAACTAGCTGGCTAGGCGATAATTTTGACCCCGTTTTATTCTACGGCGCTATGCGGGAAGCTATGTTGTTTATGAAGCAAGAAGCTGATTTAGTAACTAATTATGAGCAAAAATACCAAGAAGCTTTGATGGAATTTAGACGCTTCTGTGACGGTCTTGATCGTGGCGACGCTTACAGAGACGGTCAAACCAAACTTAATATTAATCTTAAAGGTAATGTGGCATCATGATTACCCAAACTTCTTGCACAATTTTTCAGCAGAATTTGCTTAACGGTAATGAGAACTTTACTACCGGAACCTATAAGATTGCCCTTTACAATGCGTTGGCTAATATAGGTCAGCAGACTACGGCTTATACATCGGTAAATGAGGTTGTAGGCACGGGATATACAGCTGGCGGTCAGGTATTAACTATATCTACCCCTCCTACCCAAAACAGCCAATATAACGTTACCTATGTATCATTTCAGGATGCAGTTTGGAATCCAGCTAGCTTTACCGCTAGGGGGGCATTAGTATACAATGCAACTACAGGCGCAGCGTGTTTTGTACTAAATTTTGGGTCAGACAAGACTTGTACATCTAGCTTTACCGTGCAATTTCCAACGGCGAGTTATTCGTCCGCAATTTTAACCATTGGTACTACCACAAGTAGTATTAACTATAGTAGTTCAGACTAGGAGTAATTATGCATAAAGAATTTACAGGATCTGGCGACCACGCAGAAATTACTCTGCAGACTAACGCTATCAAAGACGAGACATTTGGTATTGAAGGCCACTACCATGTAGAGTGCCGTGATGCAGATGGTAATGTAAAGTGGACTGAAGACTTCCCTAACCAAGTAGTTCAAGTTGGCAAGATTTTTATGCTTTCCCAAACTTTATTGTCTTCACCAGTTGCTTTAGTTGGTCCTTATCTTGGACTAGTAGTTGGTACAGGAAACACATTCTCGCCAACCGATACCATGACTTCACACTCTGGTTGGACTGAATTTACTGCCTATACCGTATCTTCTTCAGCTGTCCGTGGAACTGCAGTATTTACAACCCCTACTGGAAATAATAATACGACTTCTGGTTCTAACGTTGTAACAGCATCTGCTTCTGCAATTACTTACACAATTACTGGTTCAGGCGGTGTAGTTGGTGGATGCTTCTTGGTTACCGGCACTGGCGCTACATCTACTTTTGGTAATACTGGTGGTACTTTATACAGCGCTGGCGCATTTGGTACGGCTAAGACAACAACAGCTGGCGATACTGTAAGCGTTACATATTCTACAACTGCGACTAGCTAAGGAGTCCTAAATGGCTCTAGTGCTGTATGACCGAGTCCAACAGACTGGTTCTGCTAACACAACCGTAAGTTTTACATTAAGCGGAAGCGTTGCAGGGTATCAGTCTTTTGCCGTTGTAGGTAACGGAAACACCACCTATTATGGCGCTGTAGATGCTTCTGGTAACTGGGAAGTAGGTCTTGGCACTTACTCTACTTCTGGGCCAACATTAACACGCACAACGATTTTATCGTCTTCAAGCTCCAATACTGCGGTTAGCACGTTTAGTGGCTCTGTTAACATATTTGTTACATACCCTGCTGAAGATGCAGTTTATTTAAATGGCGGTAACGTAAGCTCATTAGGTACGATTACATCAGGAACTTGGAGTGCTACTACGATTGCCGTAGCTTCTGGCGGTACTGGCGTTACTACTTCTGCTAGCAATAGTGCTAACTCGGTTGTATTAAGAGATGCCAACGTAAATATAGCGGCAAATAATACGTTTAACGGAATTACAGTAACCACAGCAGCTAGTCTTACAACTACAATGACTGCGGCTTCTAGCTTTTATCAAAAGTTAACTGCGGGAACAGGCGGTCAAACTTTTAAGCTTCCGGATGCTACTACCGTACCTGCTGGCGCAACATACATTTTTGATAATGATTCTAGCGGGACTATGACCATTCAGGATAATGCTGGTGGTGCGGTAGATACTATTCAACCCGGAAGTATTGATTATATATTTTTAGAAGCGGGCAGTACAGTTGCCGGTTCTTGGAGTAACTATGCGTTAATTCCAGATACTTATGACTTTAATACAACCACTGCTTCTTTTGGTAACGCCGCAATTACTAATGCATCATGGAATGGCGTAGCAATTACTTCCGCTTATGGAGGTACAGGTTTAACTAGTTTTGGATCTTCTAACTACGCTTTATATTCCACATCACCTTCGATATTAACTGCTGGTACTTTGCCGGTTTTAGCTGGTGGTACAGGACAAACTTCCGCTGCTAACGCCTTTAATGCATTAAGTCCAATTACTACCACTGGAGATTTAATTGTTGGTAACGGCACTAATAGCGCAACTCGCTTTGGTATTGGTTCAAGTGGATATGTATTAAGTTCTAATGGGTCAACTGTAGCTTGGACTGCTCCGGGCGGTTCCTCTATTCTTACAACTACTGACTTTACCGCAACGTCTGGTCAAACAACATTTAGCGTAACCTATACCCCAGCTTTATTACAAGGTGTTTATCGTAATGGTATTAAGTTAGGTTTGTCTGACTATACGGCTACAAACGGTACATCTATTGTTTTAAATACCGGTGCTATTACGGGCGACTTGATTGAGGTTCAGTATTTCTCTGCTTTAGCTACAACCACAACTGTTACATCATTTAGCGGTGGATCAACAGGATTAACGCCATCTTCTGCAACTTCTGGTGCGGTTACTTTATCTGGTACTTTAGCAGTTGGTAATGGTGGTACTGGAATAACAACAACGCCGTCTAATGGACAGATTCCAATAGGAAATGGCACAAACTATACTGCAGCAACTTTAACTGCTGGTACTGCAATTAGCATTACAAACGCATCCGGATCGGTAACTATTGCAGGAGCTACTTCTGGTGTTACTGCTGGTTCATATACAACAGCTAATATTACGGTAGATGCGCAGGGTAGAGTTATTTCAGCTTCTAGTGGTTCGGGTGGCTCTACTGTTACTCCTACGACTACAAATGCTACTTACTACATAGTTGGCTCTTCTGCTACATCAGGAACTTTAACAGCTTATATTTCAAATACTAATTCTGTTTCTTATAATGCTTCTACCGGTGCTTTAACTGCTGTATCGCATGTATCGTCTTCTGACGAACGTTTAAAACAAGATATTGAAACTATTGCCGATGCTTTAACTAAAGTAGAAACTATGCGGGGCGTAACCTATTTAAGAAATGGTATACGTGAGATTGGTGTGGTGGCTCAAGAAGTAGAACGAGTTGTGCCGGAAGTAGTCCACACAGAAGATGGTGAATATGGTTATAAATCAGTATCTTACGGTAATATGGTCGGTCTATTAATTGAAGCAGTTAAAGAGCTATCTGCAGAAGTAAAAGAACTAAAGGCAAAATTAAATGACACAAGCGAATAACGTAGCTATTGAAAGCTCGCAAATAAACTCATCAGGAGTATTACAACCTGCTGGCGGCGGCACTGGAACTACTACATCTACTGGGTCTGGTTCTGTTGTATTGGCAACTAGCCCTACAGTTACTACACCAACTATAGACAAAATTAACACTTCTGTTGCCAATACTTCATTAGGTGCTGGTGATGCTTCTATGTTAAAGAACCGCATTATCAATGGTGAATGTGTAGTAAATCAATATGCTTTAGGAACAGTCACTCCTGCTATCGGTACTGCAACTTATATTATTGATAGATGGAATACTTATCAAACTCAGTCATCTAAATTTACCATTCAGCAATCTTCAACTGCCCCAGCAGGGTTTACAAACTCTTTATTGGTAACATCTTCTTCTGCTTATTCAGTAGCTTCAGGTGATACTTTTACTGTTCAGCAATATATTGAAGGCTTGAATTGTCGTGATTTGGCTTGGGGAACAGCAAACGCTAAAACAGTTACTTTGTCATTTTGGGTGCAATCTAGTTTAACTGGTACTTTTGGCGGTGCGTTGTCCAATAGTGCAGTAAGCCGTTCATATCCGTTTACCTATTCAATTCCAGTAGCTAATACATGGACTCAAATTAGCGTAATAATTGCTGGTGATACAGCAGGAACTTGGCTCACAACCAATGGTGTTGGTATTCGTGTGTATTTTGGTTTAGGAGTTGGAACAACTCAAAGCGGAACCGCTGGTGCATGGGCTGGAGCACAATACCAATCAGCCACAGGCGCAACATCCGTAGTAGGAACAAACGGAGCAACCTTCTACATTACTGGTGTTCAACTAGAAGTAGGAAGTAGTGCTACTGGATTTGAGTATCGTCAGTATCAGCAAGAGTTAGCTTTGTGTCAGAGGTATTATGAAACTGGTATTGCTGGTTGGCAAGGATACACAACAAGTGGTTCAGCTTTTGCAACATGGGTTCAATATGAAGTTTCAAAAAGAACATCTGCTACATTAACTGTAACAAATGCATATAATGGTGGTTCTTGGAGTTCTCCTTCTGGTTCTGATGGAACTGTAAATGGATTTTTAACTAAACAAACTGCTGGATCAACTGCAAACTCCGCATATTATTTTAATAACTTTACTGCTAGCTCGGAGTTATAAATGTATAAATTATTTAATAATTTAAATGGAAATAAAAGTGTAATTCGTTTATCAGACAATGCTTTTATTCCTTTTGACCCTGACAATACAGATTACCAAGCCTATCTAAAATGGGTGGCTGAAGGAAACACCCCACTTCCTGCGGATAGCTAATGTTCGGAATAACCGCCTTTGCCCAAGCTCCATTTGCCGCATTAGGTGGTAATGCCTATGTATTTTCTCTTACTGAGGATTCTGGTTTAGCTGATTCTAACAGCCAAACTTTTGCATTTTTACAGTCTATTACAGAGCCTTTTACGATAACGGACAATAATTCGCAAGCAGGGTTGTTTATTGAAACTATTTCAGAAGCATTTAGTTTAGCCGATTCCAATACTGCAACGGCAACCCTTTTAGAATCCATTACAGAAAATGTAAGCATTGCAGATTCTGAGGCTATAACTGCCGCATTTGCCGTATCCGATACCGAAAACTTTAGTTTAGCCGATACACCATCTTCTTATTTTGCCGCACTAGAAAGCATTACCCAAAGCGCTAATTTTGCCGACTCTAATACAAATCAGTTTGCGTTTGGGCAGTCTATTACTGAGCCATTTACTATGTCTGATTCTAGGGCCATTACTGCTCAATTTTCCCAATCAGTTTCCGAAGCATTTACCTTGGCTGACTTTGAAACTATAACTGCCCAGTTTGCTGCCTCTAGAACGGAAAACTTAACGCTGGCGGACTTAGAAACCATTGTTTCCGTGTTTTTCTTGTCTATCGTAGAAAACCTTAGCGTAGCCGATGCCAATACTGCAGCTTCTGGATTTATTTTAACTATTACTGAAAACTTGAATTTAGCCGATTCTAACGCTACCCAGTCGGCTTTCCTAGAGTCTATTACAGAAAACTTTAGTCTTTTAGACTCCCTATTTACCACAGGATGGTTTAAAATCAACGATAATCAGACAATTACGTGGAATGCCATTAACAACACTGGATCCGTAACTTGGTCTAATATTGGGGATGCGCAAACCCCCAACTGGGTAGTAATTAATAATACGCAGCAATAAGGATAAGTATGTCATCTTCATATACAACTAGCTTAAAAATCCAAGAAATTGGGAACGGCGAGCAGTCGGGAATTTGGGGTTCTACGACCAATACAAACTGGCAGTTAATTGAACAAGCCGTAGCTGGTGTACAGACCATTACTATGGCAAACGCCAACTATACCCTATCAAATCTTAATGGTTTGCTAGACGAAGCCCGCAATATGGTTTTGGTAGTTACAGGAACAAACAACACTACCTATCAAGTTATTGCCCCACTAGTTCCTAAAATGTATGTGGTTACTAACAATACAACTGGTGGCAATTCCATTACTATCGGTGCTTCTACTGGGTCGGTTATTACTATCCCTAACGGTGTAACTGCCCAAGTATATTGTGATGGATCTACTGGTTTTTACTCAGCGCAAACCGGATCTGCTGGTAATTTTTTAATTAATGGTAACTTAAGTGTTACTGGTAATCTAGTAGATGTAGGCTCTTTAACGGGGTCTACTATTACGGCATCCAACCAATTTTCAGGACCCGGAACAGGGTTAACTGGAACCGCATCAAGTTTAACTACAGGTTCTGCAAATACCCTAACAACAACTAATTTTTCAATTTCTGAATCTGGTGGAAAGTTGTATATTTATTATCAAGGCACACCAGTTGCATCAATAAGCTCTACCGGCGCTATAGTTTCTGCTAGTACTATAACTCCAAACGGAACACCATAAGGACAAATAATGGCTCAATTTACAATAAGCGGTGACACAAGTGGTACTTTAGCTTTAGCTGCCCAAGCATCTGCTGGTAGCACAGTTATTACTTTTCCTAACGTAACCGGTAACGCTTTGGCTTCCACTGCGGTATCAAGTTCATCTACCAATACTGTGACTAATAAAATTGCCGTAAACATTAATGGCACAACGTACTACTTGCTAGCTTCTACATCAGGAACCTAATATGGCAACTACATTAACAGCCGGCACAACTACGGCAACTTCGCTTGTTATTAATTCGGATACTTCTGGCACTTTAGCTTTTGTAGGCGGAACTGGAACCGCCATGACCATTACTAGTGGTGTTGTTACTTTATCTACACCTTTAGCGGTGACTTCTGGCGGTACGGGAAATTCAGCAGGCACAGCGCCTTATGCAAATGCTATAGCGAATACTGGTGGATGGAACGTAACGCCTAGCGGTACAAAACTTTATTTTAATTACAATGGCACAAACGTAGCTAGCTTGGATTCGTCCGGTAATCTTAGAGTGCTAACATCGGTTATATCCGGTACTACCCCATAATAGGAGCAATAAATGTCAATTACAACTTCAGGCACAATCATAACTTTTAGTGATGGGTCAACTTTAGCTTCAAACCCAGTTCCATCAGGTTCTGTATTTGTGCTTTATCAAGCATCTGCTCCTACTGGCTGGACACAGGTTACTTCGCTTAATGATTATGCTTTAAGAATAGTATCTGGAACTGGCGGCACAACTGGCGGCTCAACTGCATTTAGTTCAGTATTTACCAATCAGACTCCTAGCATTTCTGTCAATGTGTCTGGGCTTTCTGCTGGAGCAACAACATTGTCTACTGGACAGATACCAAGCCATAACCATGCAACTATTTATAGCACATATAATTGTGGTTGTAACCCTACTAATCCATACGCACCTTATGATAAAGCTCTTAGTAATTACTCATTCAATAGCAACAACACTGGTGGTGGTGGGTCGCACTCTCACTCAATTTCTGGATCAGCATCAGGATCATCTTCAGCTATTACGCTTAACGTACAATACGCAAATCACATTCTTTGCAGTAAAAACTAACTAGAGGATAAAGTGAAACTCGAATCTAAATCAAATTGCCCGTTAAATAATTTTGAACCTTGCAAACTATGGGAATGCTCATGGTTTATTGAAATAAAAGGAAAACATCCGCAAACTGGAACAGATGTAAATGAATGGGGTTGTGCGGTAGCTTGGTTACCAGTAATGATGATCGATAATGCAAGACAACAACATTCTACCGCAGCGGCAGTTGAAAGTTTTAGAAATGAAATGGTTAAAGCAAACGAAGCATCACAAAAATTATTAATAGAAACAACCAAAGCCGCACAAATTATTGAAAATGAACTTAAACAAATTGAGGTAAAACCATGAGTAATGTAACAATTATTGTTGAAGATGGCGCTGTATATTTAGATGGATTTGCGCTTGCTGGATTAAATTTATCCATTTGCGGTATACCTGCAAATGTCCATGCTTTACAGTGGAAAACTAATCTTGGTTGGATTGAGTTTAAAGATAATACAGATTTTACTAAACCAGCAAACGAAGTGATTAATGCTTTACCAGATTGGGCAAATAATTGTGTAAATGCTTTTAATGCACAAGTAGCAGCAAATCAAGCAGCTGCTGCTGAAGCTGCAGCAAAAGCGTCTATTACCCAGCCTAAGTCTACTGGTACACAAACATTATGAACCAAGTAATTCCAAAAAGTAGTGTAATTGCTGTACCACCAGCGCATAGTCTTACTTATGATGGGTCTACTTTAAACATATTTCATGCAAACAAAGGCGAAGGTTTACCGGCTCATAACCATCTTTATGCTCACGCTACTATGTGTATGGCAGGTTCTTGCATGGTTCGCAAAGATGGTAAAGAGCTTGTAATGACTAAAGATACACAACCTATTAATTTAGTTGCTATTGAGTGGCATGAAATTGAAGCGCTAGAAGATGGGACAGTATTTGCCAATATGTTTGCTGAAGGTAAGTATTAAGTGAATGAAATATTTAAACAACTTCTTACTGGCAAAGATAACCAAACGCATGATCTAGGTCGTTGGACTTGGTTTATTGGGTTTATTGCCGTTATTGCTATTGCTATTTATGAAGTAATGGAAGCTAAGTCTATTAGCCTTACCGAACTTGCTTCGGCATTAGGTATTGTTTCCGGTGCTGGTGGAGCTAGTGTAATGATGAAACAAAACTCTGAACCGGAGGCGTAATGTTTCCATTACCGATAATAACTTATGTCAAAGCTGGTCTACTTATTTTACTTGTATGTGGTGTGTTTTTCGCTGGCTGGCATACTAGGGATCGTGATTTTACTATTTACAAAGATCAGGTCCTTATTGCAGCAGAGAAACAACAAGCAGAAAATGAGTCGATCAAGAAACAACAAGAATTAGTTAATAAAGGAATCCAAGATGAATATGATGCGAAGCTTGCTCTTTTGCGCCAGTATTATGCTAACGGGGTGCGGAACAACAATGGTTCCGGTGCAGTGTCCGGCATTTCCTCAACCACCAAGCTCTCTGATGCAATCGCCGCCTACAATCAACTTGCTTCAGATTGCGCAGCCACAACCCTCCAAGTAGTTACGCTCCAGCAGTGGGTTAATGAGCAGTTGAATGTCAAATGAGTAAAGAGCAGTTAGCCGCTTGGGTGACTTTGGTTGCCACTTTTACTTTATGTGTAACGGTAGTAGCTATGGTAAGCGTATTTATGATGGGTTTTTTTGACCCTCAAGTAGACAACAACAAGTTATTTGAAATAGTCGGACCAGCTTTCCAAACTATTGTAGGTGGCTTTATTGGATTAATTACAGGTATTAAAATAGGTTCAGACGAATGAAACCAGAACAACTAACACAGCTTGGTATTGACGCAGCAACATGGTATACCCCACTAATAGATATGTTTGCTCGGTATAATATTAATACTACGCAGCGCCAAGCATTTTTTATAGGACAGTGCCAACATGAGTCAAACAATTTCAGAACTTTGGAAGAGAACCTTCATTACTCTGCCGATGGACTTATGCGTACATGGCCCTCAAGATTTCCTAGTCCAGATGTGGCTCAACAATTTGCAAATAATCCAGAAAAAATTGCAAACAAAGTATATGCAGGACGCATGGGAAATACAGAAGAAGGTGATGGCTGGAAATATCATGGACGTGGTGTTATTCAATTAACTGGGCGAGAAAACTATGAGCGTTGTGGAACGGCAATTAGCGCTGACCTTATTAATCAACCACAGCTTTTGGTTGAGCCTCATTATGCTGTTTTGTCTGCCGGTTGGTTCTGGAATAAACTTGGCCTCAACGATTTGGCGGACGCTCAAGAATACGGTCAGATGACTAGACGCATTAATGGTGGTACATTAGGGTTGGATGACAGAATTGCTAAAATAACTAAAGCAAAACAAGTACTAGGGTAAACCCTTATGCCATTACAAAAACTACAATTTAGACCCGGTTTAAACCGTGAAGGTACTATCTACTCTAATGAGGGCGGCTGGTATGACGGGGATAAAATTCGGTTTCGTTCTGGACTACCAGAAAAAATAGGTGGTTGGGTTCAAGTATCTGCAAATCAATTTCAAGGTGTTTGCCGGTCTATTTGGAACTGGCTTGATGGTGATTCTGGTGTAGGTAATCAATATATTGGTGTAGGCACAAGCTCTAAATACTACATTTATTCTGGCGGTGTATATAACGACATTACACCTATCTATAAAACTGAAACCCTTTCAGGACCTTTTACAACTGCATCGGGTTCATCTATTGTTACAGTAACTGATAATGCATATAGCCCAGCAGCGGGAGACTATGTAAACTTTTCTGGCGGCACTGCAATCGGAGGGGTATTAGTTTCTGGCGATTATATGGTTGCTTCGGTATTATCAGGTACCCAATACACAATTATTGTTGGTCAAACCGCTTCTGCAACGGTTACAGGCGGTGGTACTGTTACGGCCCAATATGAATATCCGTCAGGTAATACTGTTTACTCTGTAGGTACTGGATGGGGCGCAGGGCCTTGGGGCGGAATTACTCCAGCGATTGCTACTTTATTACCCAATAACCCATTTCAAATTAATGCAGGTAGCAACATAGTTACGGTAACTCAACCTAATCACGGATTTACTGCAGCGGGGCAATATGTAGCTTTTACTAATGCTTTAACCTTATCCACTACACCAACTACTTATTCTTTTACATCTGGTACTTACGGGTTTAGATCTGGTACTTATGATCTTTCTGGCGCTACCTATGATACCTTGGGTTCTAACTATTTAAACGGAACATTCACGATTGCTAGCATAACAAATGCAAGTGCTTATACGATTGTGATTCAAAAAACTGTGCTTGCCAATATGGTGGGTGGCGGTGCCGGTGTTATTGAGTATGGACAATCTGGTTCACAAGGGTGGGGTCAAGCATATTCATCGGGTATTGGTTCTCAGTTACGCCTTTGGTCTAATGATAATTTTGGAGCCGACTTAGTTATTGCACCTCGTGGCGGACCAGTATTTTATTGGCAAGATGTTAATGGGGTATCTACCCGCTCTATATATTTAAGTAGTTTAGCTAATACTACAACTGCGGTAAGCGATGCTTCTACTTTTACGGCTAGCGCCACGTCTATTACTGTAACGTCTGCCAACGCTCCGTATATTTATCCTTACATGTATATTACGGGTAACAATATTTCTGCCGGCACTCAAGTTGCTTCTACGTATATAACGGGCGCTACAACGGTACCTATTACGTCCCCCACTACTGGAACTAGCTCGTCCATATATAACTTCTCTTATGCAGGCGCATTTGTCCCTACGCAGACATACCAAGTTATTTCATCAGAGGTACAAGAGTTTTTAATTTGTTTTGGCGCTAACCAATATAGTCCTAATAACGCTAATACGGCATTTAACCCGTTAACTGTGCGTTGGTCTGACCAAGCTAATCAATACCAATGGATTCCAATTATTACCAATCAGTCAGGTGAATACACTTTAACTAACGGCTCATACATTATGGGCGCACGGGCAACCCGCCAAGAGATTTTAGTTTGGACTGATTCAGCTATTTATTCTATGCAGTATATTGGCGCTCCTTATGTTTGGGGCTTTCAGATTTTGATGGACAACATATCTATCATGTCACCTAACTGCATGATTACAGTAAACAATATTACTTACTGGATGGGACGAGACCGTTTCTATATGTATGACGGTACAGTTAAAACCTTACCATGCGCGTTAAAACAATACATATTTGAAGACTTAAACCAAAATCAATCCTACCAAGTATTTGCTGGCGCTAATGAAGGTTTTAATGAAGTATGGTGGTTCTATTGCAGCAACTCAAGCCAAGACACTAAAGTAGATAAGTATGTGGTTTATAACTATTTAGATCAATGCTGGTACTACGGTAGCATGGCAAGAACTGCTTGGTATCAAACTGGAACTCAGCCTTACCCTATTGCAGCGGATTACAACGGCAGATTGCTATACCATGAGAATGGTAATGATGATAATTCAGTACAGGGCGTAACCACACCTATAAATGCTTATATTCAGTCTTCAGACTTTGACATTGGCGATGGTAATAACTTTGGCTTTGTATGGCGGATGTTACCTGACGTAAACTTTAATAGCTCAACAACTAATCAGCCGTCGGTCACTATCCAGCTTCAACCTCGATTAAATTCGGGTACGGCTTACAATACAACTGCGGATAATCCCACAGCGCAAAGCACCCAGAATTTCTCTACTAATGTGCCAGCTTATACGGTTAACCAGTTTACTGGACAGGTCTATACCCGTGTTCGGGGTCGCCAAATGGCATTTAGATTGCAGTCTACTGGTACTGGGGTAGCTTGGCAGCTGGGCGCTCCACGTATTGATATTCGTATGGATGGTCGTAGATAATGGCTATTAAATTCTACAATGGTACTGCGTTAAATCCAGCACCGCCAAACTTGCCCGTTTCAGCGCCAGAAAACTATACCCCGCAGTTTGAGAACCAAATCCTTAATGTGCTACGGCTGTACTTTAACCAGCTAAATAACTTTTCCCAAGCTACAGCAATACCTGATAATGGTACAACGGTTAATAGACCAACGGCAAACCAACAAATTGGGCAGTTTTACTTCGATACTACCCTTGGCTATCCTATTTGGTGGAATGGTAAAAAATGGGTAAACTATAACGGAACTGCAGTATGAGTGTACTAACTCACCCATCTTTTAGTAAAATTGAAGCCATGATGCCAGAACTTCGTGCTATGCCACAGGCGCAGTGCGTTGAGAAACATTATTTTGGGCCGGGTTTATATGTAAAAGAAGTAACTATGCCAGCGGGTTCTGTAATTGTAGGTAAACCCCATAAGGTAGAACATTTATGCGTCATGCTTCAAGGCAAAATGAAACTGCTTAAGGATGATGGAGAAGTAATTGAAGTATCTGCCCCAGCTACGTTTGTAGGAAAGCCGGGTAGAAAAGTAGCGTACATAATTGAAACAGTGGTATTTCAAAACATTTTTGCAACCGATGAGACTGATGTGGAAAAACTAGAACTGATGTTTATCGAGACTCCAGCATTGGAAGGAAACTAATATGGCATTTGTTGATGCAGCGTTGGCTGTTGGTTCATTTATAGGGGCTGATGCTCTTGGCGCTACAGCTGCTACTATTATTGGTGGTGGCATTATCGGCGCTGGTGGCGGAGCGCTCTACGGTGCATTAACAGGTGATGGTAGTATTGGTAAAGACGCTTTATATGGCGCTGGCATTGGTGGCGGTGGTGCCGCTGTTGGTTCAGCATTGGGCGCTGGCGCAGCTGCTGATGGTGTTGTTCCTGGGGCTGTTGGGGCTGGTCCTGCTCCCACCGCTTTTGGTCTTTCCGCCCCTGCTGGTGTCTCTACTGCAAGTTTATATCCAAGCACCGCAGGTTTAACTGGCGGTAGTACTTTTGGTAGTTTAGTTGCTCCTGGCGCTGGCGCTAGTACTTTTGGTAGTTTAGCCGCTCCTACCGTATCTTCTTTAGAAGGCGCTGCTGGTTTAGGTGGTTCTAGTTTAGCTGCTTCAGCTGCCCCCGCTAGTGCCCTTGCTAGTGGTTTTGATGCCGCTACAAGTTGGATGGGTGAACACCCAATTATGACTGGTCTTGGTGTTTTGGCAGGAGCTAATATGTTAGGTTTAAATAGACCAACACAAACCCAATTACCTGCTGGTTCTAGCAATACTATGAATACGGGTTACTACAAATTAAACCCAGCTACGTTTCAACCTAATCGTCCGCCAGTAACACAAAACCCTGTAATGCCAAGTTATAGAAATTATGTAACTGATCCTTATCAAGGACCAGGCATGGCGTCGGGCGGTATAGCTGGATATAGCGATAGTAATTACAAAGACATCATGGATGAAACAAATACCATGAATCAATACGAACAAATGTTAACTGGTAGACGTGCCGCATCGCAAGAAGCAGCTCCAGCATGGGTAGATAACCCTGGCATAGTACAAGATACTGACCCAAATACTAGAGATTTATCGGCCTATGAAGCAGCTAGATATAGAGCAGCTAAAACTTATGCTAATGCAGGGGCACCAACAAGTGCTGGAATAGGTATTGCTCCTCCTGTTTCTAATTACGGTCAAGTAAGTACAGACCCAGCTATGGTTCGTGCAGCTATGGCGCAACAGCAACAACAAGTACAAGGCGCTGCGCAAGGTGGCATTATGGGTTATAGCTTAGGAGGGTATGCAAGTGGTGGAAATCCCCGTTTACTTAAAGGCCCTGGCGATGGTATGTCTGATAACATCCCTGCTACTATTGGTGATAGACAGCCTGCCCGCTTGGCTGATGGCGAGTTTGTTGTACCTGCGGATGTCGTCTCTCATCTTGGGAATGGTTCTACTGACGCTGGCGCTAAAAAATTACATAGCATGATGGATAAAGTAAGAGAAAAACGAACTGGGAAAAAGAAACAAGCTCCAGCGGTAAACCCTGATAAGTTTATTCCAGAATGAATTTAAGTATTAAAACAGTAGGGGCTGAAAGAATTGCCCAACTGTTTCCGGCAGTTGAAGGTTTTATTGGTCAAGGGTTATCAAATACAGATGACTGTACAGTTGATCAAGTAAAACTTTTTTTAATGAATGGTACTTGGCAGTTGTTGGTAGTAATAGATAAAAAAAATCTAATTGTAGGTTGTTATGTTTTATCAATAGTGAATTCTCCTAACGATAGAACAGCTACAATAGTAGCAGCGGCGGGTAAAGGATTAGCGGGTCAAGAAATATTTGACCAAGTTTGTGAGTATGTAAAGGCATTAGGCGCTACTAGGGTTCAAGCATTAGCTAAAGAATCAGCGGCTAGATTATATGGACGTGTTGGCTTAAAAGAAAAAGCAATTTTGGTGGAGAAAAGATTATGGGCGGAGTAGTTAATGCAATTTTTGGTGGTGGCGGCGGTGGTGGTAGCTCAACTCCAGCTCCTGCTCAGTCTACTACGAGTAATGTCTATCAAACTAATATTCCTGAATATGCGCAACCCTATGTTCAGAATATGCTCAATGCCACGCAGGCACAATTGTTTCAGACTGACTCTAGCGGAAACATAACAGGATTTAATCAGTATCAACCCTATAGCGGGATGAACCAACAAGAACTACAGAATGCTTCTCAAGCAGTAGCAGGGTTTACACCACTTCAACAACAAGCTTTTAGTGGCGTTGCTAACTTACAAACTCCAGGTCAGTACGGTCAGGCTACACAAGGTACCAATATGGGTATCATGGGTTCTTATGGTTTAGCTGGTCAAGAAGCGCAAGCTGGTAATCGTTTGGCTCAACAATCTACAAATCCGTATGCTATTGGCGCATACATGAATCCTTTTATTCAAAACGCATTAAATCCAGCGCTACAACAACTTAATCAACAGTATGGAATTGCTGGCTCACAAATGGCTGGACAAGCTACTGGACAAGGTGCTTTTGGTGGTACGCGTAGCGCGTTGCAACAAGGTTTAAATCAACAGAACCAGATGTTGGCACAAAACCAGTTGGTAGGTAATGCTTATAACCAAGCATTTACAAACGCACAAAACCAAATGAACCAAGTTGCTCAAACTGGTTTGGCTGGGCAACAAGCGGCTATGCAAGGTATTGGTCAAGGTATACAAGGCGCTGGTCAACTAGCTAGTATTGGTGGTCAACAGCTTGGCGCACAACAAAACATCCTTGCTGCTCAAGCTAATGCAGGCGCAACCCAACAAGCTAATGCTCAACAGATTATTAATCAAGGCATTCAAAACTATGCTACAGCGCAGCAATATCCTCTTATGGAGTTGGGTACAATGTCCAATATGTTGCGTGGCTTACCAATGCAATCAGCAACAACCCAGCAATATCAAGCCGCGCCAACTGCATTAGCTCAAGGTGTAGGTATCGCTGGCACTGCCGCATCTTTGGCAGCGCTAGGTAAGAAAAAGGGTGGTATGGTTAAAAGCATGGCTGCAGGTGGTATTGCTAGTTATAGCGCAGGTGATGTTATTGATAGTACCAAGTATAACTTAATGGATATGCCAACCTTAGATTTGCAAAAAGAACTGGCTTCAACCGATAGCGATACTATCAAAAACCAAATTAAAGGTATTCTTGCTTTGCGCGCTGGCGCACCTATGGCTGGTGGCGGTATTGTTGCCTTTGCTGATGGTAATGATGGTCAAGCAGTTAAAGAAGATCAAGCTTATTCACAACCCGCTTCGCTTACTCCTATGCAACAAAGACAAGCGGCTATAAGCGCAGTTAATCAAGCATTACCTGAACCAAATGCAGTACCATCTGACTATAAAGGTAGTATGAGTCAGTATTTAAATGAGCCAGCTACAAAACAGTTAATACAAAATAGACAAATTGCTTTAGATGCAGTTAAACAAAATAACCCCGTTAATACTGCTAATCCAGCATTTGCACAAAACCAAGCACCATCTGGTTCTATTATGTCTGCTCAAGCAGCTCCTGCTCCAACTACTACACCTGGCGCCGCTCCTGCCCCAGCCGCTACCCCTGCTACGCCTCAACCCGGTATTAAACAAGCGTCTCCACAACAGGCACAGCCACAGGTAGATACACATAAAGCTATTGAAACTCACGCTGCTAAAGAAATTACACAGAAAATGAGTGACCCAAATATTAAGAGTTGGCAAGATTTATTGATGCCCGGCAAAGATTATATGCAAGCTCAATTAGCTGATAAAGCCGCTTATGTTGGTGATCCTAATGTAAAAGGACAAGTAGCTGCTTTGGAGCAACGCCGTATTCGTGAACAAAAATCTGCTGATACTAGAGATGCGCTTATTAGAGCGCAGTTGTTTGCAAAGATGGGTACTACCCCTGGATCATTTATTACTGCTGCATTAACCGGTGTTCAAAGCGCTATCCCAGGTATGATTGCTAGTAGAGATAAACGCGATGAAGCAATGAATCATATTGACGATGCTATTTCAAATATTTATAAAGCTGATAGAGCTGAGCGCGCTGGCAACTGGGAAGATGTTCAAAAGCACCAAGAAAAAACAATTGATGCAACTATCAATGCCTACAAGACTTTCTTTGGCGCTAAAGCTGAAATGATAAAAGCCAATGCCGAAGCAGCTAAAGTTGATGGTGAAGGCGGCGGCAATAAGAGTTTAAATAATCTATTGACTCGTAGAAACTCATTGGAGCAAACTATTACTGCCAGAGAAAAAACGCTTGGTCCGATTGTAACAATGGCTAATTTACCTGATAGTAAAGATAAAGATACTCAAGCTAGAATTGTAGCCGCTAGAGAAAAAGTAAAAAATTCTATGGGTAATCTGTATGAGCAAAGAGATCAATTAAATCAACTAATTAACAAGCATCCACAAATGCAAGGGATTACTAGCGGTACAACTCAAGCTGGTTCTATTACTCCTCCTGATGCGGCAATTGCGGCTTTAAAAAGCAATCCAAAACTAGCAGATCAGTTTGACGCAAAATTTGGTAAAGGTTCAGCGGCTAAAGTGCTAGGTAGCTAATATGGCAAACTACTTTGATCAGTTTGACGAAGCTAAACCTTCTGAAAATTATTTTGACCAGTTTGACGAAAAACCTAAAGCTGATTCTTTAGGACGTTATAAAGCTGACACCACTGTAAAACCACAAGAAGGTCCTGTACAGGTAGGCGAAGATGCGCCTGATTTTACTCGTGGCTTTGCAAATACATTAGGTAACCTTCAACAAACATACGGCGGCGCTAAGGTATTAGCTGGTAAAGCTTTAGGTAGTAAAGAACTTATGCAGTCTGGTCTTCAAAGCATGAAAGAAGGCGAAGCTAGAACAGAAGTTAAAGCCTCAGATGATTTAACAGAAGCCTACAAAAAAGGTATTGGTACAGTCTTAACAGATTGGCTGCCATATCAAATAGGTTCAGGCGCTGGAAACATAGTAGAAACCCTAGGTATGATGGGTATTGGAGCCGCCGCTGGTGCTGTTACAGGTGGTGGAGTAGGTGCTTTACCTGGCGCTGTTGGCGGTTTTTTAGAAAAAAGTTTAGCTGAAAAAGGTATTCAGATTGCGGCTAAAAAGATATTAGAGACAGAAGGCAAAGAAGCTGCTGAGGCATACGTAGCTAAACACGCTGCAGAAGCTCTTACTGATATTCAATCTAAAGCGTTTGCGCGTAGCGCTGCCAAATCTATTGGTAGCAATTTAGGTATTGCATCTGAAGCAGCATTACATGGCGCTGGTGAAGTAACCCAACAGGCTGTTGACCAAGCCCAAAAAGAAGGTCGTGACCCTACAGATATTGATTTGCAACGAGTTATACCCGCTGCCCTTGTTCACGGCGTAGCAGATTTCTTTACGGAAAAAATTGGTTTACATGCTTTAGATGGTATGGCTTCAAACGCGTCCGGTTCAATGATTAAAGACATAGCTAAAGCTATTGCGCTTACTGGTACTAAAGAATTAGTTCCCGAAGAAATTCAAGAGATTGCGCAACGCTATGGCGCTAACATGTCATTAACAGACGCTGATGCGCTAAAAGATTATTTAAACACAGCTGGAGCTTCATATGCTATGTCAGTCGCACCTGCTGGTATTGGTGGGGTACGTACACATTTAGCTGGCAGAATACCAACAGCACCTGCTGATTCTAATGCAAAAGGAATTGAAGACGTTAAACAAGATTCTCAAACAGTAGATCCAAGTCTACAAGACCCATTACTACATTCCACTGTGGATGAAAATGGTAACGCTGTAGATAATCCAGATGTAGTATCACAAGAAACACAGGAGACTAAAAATGTCGGAACAACAACTGTCGCTGGAACAGATAGAACTGGCACTGAAGTACCTGGACAGCAAGGAACAACAACTGCCGGAGGAGCTACCACCACTGACACTGGAGGATTGGGTGGAGTTAAGCCATTTGTTGACTTGTCTGAAGCGGGAGAAGGACCAAAGCGCGCTACACTAGAAGAGAAAGTTGAAGAACAAAAAGTAGGGCAAAACTTAGGTACTGAAGAACAAAAACCTTATTTAACTACTCAAAGTGTATATAGCGCACAGGCACCAGGAGATGTTGACACAGGTATTAATCATGCCGGACATGAGCAAGCATTTGATGCTTACGATACCGTTGACTATAAAAATGGCGTATTACCAGAACTTAAAACAATAGCTGAAGAAAAAAATAAACAGCAACAAGAAAAGCGCGATAAATTAGCTGCGCAAATGAAAGATAACGGCGAAAGTTCTAAAGTCATTAAAGCTGCTTTAGCACAAATAAAAGATTTTAAACCTGGGGCACCCCTTGAGTTTATGTCTGAACAAGAGCTAGTAGATTTATATGACAAGCACTCTGGCAAAACTAATTTTGATAAGAGTGAAGCCACTACCCGCAAAAAAGACCAAGAGTCTCGTAATCAGTTTGTAAGTACGTTAGAGCCTTTACAACAAGCCAAAGTTAATGCTGTTGCGCAACGTTCTTTTGCAGATGAAGTTATTGCTGGAGAACGCCGTAAGAAACAAACTACTGAAGCTGACCAACGCAAAAATAGAGAAAAGAAGCAAAAAGATAAAGCATTTTTTGATGTACAGCAACAGCTGGAAGAAGCCAAAACAGACGTAGCTGAGCGTGAAAAACAAGCAAACGAAGCTGCTGAAAAAGAAGCTAGTGAAGAAAAAGATTTAGAACAGACAGCTAAAGAAGTATCTGCCGCCGCTGAAAAAGTATTGCCTAAAAGAGAAAAGACTCCTCCTTCTCCCAAAGAAAGAACTGTATCTAAACGGATACAAAATATTACACAAGCAATTAAAGATAAAAGCCTACCAGCTTTATTAAAAGCTGTTGGCGGAACAAGGCGTGGCAGTGATCCAGCTACCGTTCAAATTGCTAATATATTTGATAATTTACTGGCTACATTTACTACTAATACTAAGATTCAATTTGGTGAGGTAGAAAATGGCGCGCCCGGTAAATATGATCCAGCTACTGATACTATTACCATTCAAGGTAATGACGAACAAGGCTATACAGGTAAACGTGCATTAGATGAAACTGTATTACATGAAGTATCGCACTCCGTGCTGGACCACGTATTTGATAACCCAGAAGCCTATATTAAATCTTTGCCCGGTGAAAAACGTAATGAAGCGCGCGCCGCATTAAACAGACTAAATAATAACTATAAAAAGATTAAAGCTAAGTTTGGTAGTAAATATAATATTGATACAATAAAAGAATTTGCTGCAGAGTTCTGGTCTAATTCTAAGTTCCAAATGGATTTGGCGTTGATGCCATCTGAATCTACTTATGCACCAAAAGACAATATGTTTACGGCTATTGTTAGAACTCTTGCCAACGTATTTGGTGTAAGTAATAAAGACGAAGCGGTAAACTTTAAAGAAGTTGCTGAAGATTTAGCTAGACTTATTTCAGCGCCAAGCGAAGGCATTACTGGTAAAGAAGTTTCTTATGCTAAACAAGCCGAAGATAAACTAAGGGATGAAGGCAATATTATGCCAACCCCCGGTGAAAAATCAGACTACGAAGTACCTTTAGAGCAACAACCTAAAAATGTTAAATACTTTAAAGACTTGTTATTTACCCGTGCTGGTTGGAGAAGGATTGCTACAAAGGTACAAAATGAACGGTATGAAGTTAAGCATTGGCAAGATGTTCTTGATATGGCTGGAAAGATTTACTATGAAGGTAAAGACAAGATCAATAATATCTATGGTCAGCTAACACTTGCTACTGGGCGCGGTAAAAATTTATTTAATTCTATGGTTGAAGGTCATTATGAGGCTTTAGACCAATCTATCTATAACTTATCTAAAGCAGTAGGTCTAGATATTTCTGGTACTTTAGATATGATGCACCGTGTTTTAGAAGGTTTGCATGACCAAGAACGCCGTCAAATTAAATATTTAATGATTGTTCCGCTATCAGAAAAAGCTGTTTTAAAACAAAACGGTAAAATGATTAGCCCCGCTGAGCGCCGTTCACAAATATTTAAATTACTAGATACTAAGAGCTTAACTGAAACTCAAGCTAAACAATTACGTAATGAATTAAATATTATTGTTAAAAAGTATACTGACCCATTAGGCGAAAGCCCACGTCAAGTAGTGGGTGAAGATGGTAAGCGTATAGGTGTTGATACAAATATTGACTCCCCAATTTATAACGTAACTGGTCTCACTGCAGAAGCAGCTAAAGAACGCGTTCGCCAATACGAAGCGTCGCCACATAAGGCTCAGATTGATGAAGTTAGGAAGCATATTAAAGCGCTACACCATACTACTACTGAGCTTAATAAGATGGCTAACTATTGGTCACAGCCAGTAACCAACCGCGTAAATTTCTATGGGTTTGATAACTATGTACCGTTAGAAGGCGTTGCCAAACACGGCGAAGAAGATGAAGCATTAGACTTTGATAGCAAACGCATGGGGCGTGAATTGCAAGATGTAGCCCATTCATTCGACGGTCGTATTAGCGTATCTAATAACCCAGTATTACAGACTATGTCCAACGCAACCCGCGCCGCTATGCGGGCTGGTCGTAAAGATTTAACTCAGTCTATTAAAAATTCTTTAAAGAAAGATGACAAATTAAATCCACATGGTCAAGGCATTCTGTCTGGTAGTGTAATCAAACACATTACATTTGAAGAACGTCGTGATGAGAACGTGCTTAAAGAAATCCCAAGAGAGAATACTGTATTCCATTACAACGAAGATGGCAGTATTGATATATTAGAGATCCGTGATCCTAAATTACGTGAAGCAATCCGCCGTACTTATAGAAATAGCAGCCCGTTAGTAGACGTTGCCAACAGCGTAACTAGCAAATTAGGTATGCTTCATACCCGTTATAACTATAACTTCGCGCCTTTAAACTACGTACGCGATACATTAACCAACGCTTGGGCTATCGGTGCTGAGCTTGGTCCTACCCAGTCCGCTAAGTTCTTGGCACAGGTAGCATCTAAAGTAACTCAAGGTAGTTTGCCAAAAGCCATGAAAGTGGCAGCGTTGTATGAAAGTAAAGACTTTGACCAGATTAAAGCTTTAGCTGATAGAGACCCAACCATTAAGGATATGTATGACTTTATTCAGCAAGGTGGTATGGTTAACTACATCCAAGGTATCTCTCTTAAATCTAACTTCCAACAACTGCAAAAAGAAATTGGTCGTTCTGGTGTAATGCGTAACATTGCGCAGTGGAATAAGTATGTAGATATCTGGACTGACATGTTTGAATTGTCTAGCCGGTCCGCTGCATTTGCCATCGCTAAGCAGAATTTTATACAACACGGAATGGATGAGAAAGCGGCTACAACTAAAGCTGCTGAGTATGCTAAGAACTTAGCTAACTTTGAACAAGTCGGTGAGCATGGTAAAGCGCTAGGCGCAGTCTTTATGTTCTTCCGCCCATCGGCAACAGGTGCTGTCCGCGCTATTGAAGCCGCTGCTCCAGCATTCCAAAAGGTAAATGACGTAATGCGTACTCTACCTTCAAACTTAAGTGAGCAAGATAAAGCTACATTTAAAAAGAACTTCTTAGAGCGCCAAAAGAATGCTCAGTATATGTTGACCGTCTTAATGGGTCTTGGCGCAATGGCTTACACTATGTCTATGATGATGGCTCCAGACGACGAGTTAAATCGTAATAGAGTAATGACTGATGATCCAGCACAATGGACACGCTTTGCCCGTTTTTATTCGCCTTTTGGTAAGGAGCCACTACAGCTTCCTTGGGGCTTTGGTTTAGGTTCTTTTGCAGCGGGTGGCGCTCAACTGGCTATGGTTACAACTGGACATCAATCTGTTGGCGGCGCTTTAAATAATATACTGACACAGATTTCTTTAGATTCGTTTGTTCCTATCCCAGTATCCCGTATGAACATTGCTGATAACCCAGCGCTGTGGATGCTTGATTCTTTAACGCCTAGCATGTTACGCCC